AAAAAGTTTTTCTAGGAAAGTAATTAACATTGACAATTCCAATTTCAAAATTAAATGATAATCTTTCTTAATGTAATCAGCTATAACAGATGTTATAAACAATGGGGATCTAGTAGATCTTAAGAGCGATTTAGCTCCCAAAGGAGTTAAATTAACTCCATTTGTAAAAAATCAATTTTTTGCAAATTCTATAAGATAACCATTAAAACCCTTAATAGGGTTTATAACTACACCTAGGATGTCATTCATAATAATTTTGTAATGGTCTGCCAAAGTGCTATCGGAGATGACAACGTCATCACCGAGAACCGCGTACATCCCTGAATCTTTCTGTAAAGGACTTTGGAAAGCCCTAAGGTGTGCAGCATGCATAATAACATGATTAGACAACGCCAACATTGCAAAAGATGAATATGCACCCATCGGTTGTCCCACATTATAAATATAAGGATTAAGATCATAATAATATGGTCTTTCAAGAATGGATCTTCAAATCGATCCAGATAAACCCAGAGCATCTAAGATGTCTGCCTGAAATTTTACAGGAAGTCTATCTGTTGCCGCTGATAAATCAACGGAATCGAATTTTGAACCTTTCTTTAATTCTAACATTTTTAATACGGGGCCTAACTGATCATTAGTTCCATCTTCGGGAACGATAGTTCCCAAAAAGGAATAAATAGAATCATGAAGAGGTCTAAATAATCATTGTGTTCACTGGTCGGTAATACCTATTATTCTACACTTACCTCTTAATTCTTTGATAAGACCTAAACGACCTAAATAAAGGTCAATAGGTCAAAGAACAAAAGGTAGAAGTAGAAAAGATGATAGTAAAAATACTATCACATAATAGACAAACCCACAGTTTACAGCAAAAATTAAATGACCCAATCAATTTCTAGGTGATCTCATTAATGCGACAAGGTCGAGTCCAGCACTTAAATAAGCGAACCTAGCGTTAACACCAGCTTTCTGACTTCAGAAAAACTTTGGAGAACCTAATTTAATTTTCTCAAAATAAGTTAGGGCTCCTAGGCTGCTAAGAGCAGAAAGAATTTCTTCCTTAGGTAATGTCTCACAAATCCCATTAAAAGGATCTGTAACAGTACCAAATTTTGGAATATGTTCTTTTAGACTCATGGCTCTGAAAATACCGAGAGTTGATATTATTGCGCGATCAAAAGGAGAAGGTTGTTCATCACGTTGTAATTTTAATAATAAAAATTCAATATGATGTTTTAACTTTAACCCTAAGATCTTAGGTAAACCATTTTTGTACTTTTTAATTCATGTTTTATCATTCAGCACCCCCTCCCCAGCGATAAAATTACCAACCATTCTAAATACCTCGGTTAAGTACTGTATAGTAAATAATACTCCGGATTTATTCCAGAGTTGTACTACACGTGTACCAAAAGCCAAAAGTAAAGAAGTTTGGGAATTGGAAATCTGAGATACTACTGCGATCGCCGTTATATACCTGGATACCTCTTTTAAAGCCAGTGGTTTTAAATCTAAACCAACTGTACCTTTAATATTACGTAACTTTCCCTCTTCTATTCACATGAAAAAATTTCATAGAAATATAAGAAAAGAAGATACGTTAATAAATAGGAGAATATCCCATATATAAGGTGAATTAGCAAAGGATAAAAATTTTGAATATAAATTTGTATAATTAGTTTTATATATTTTTGTATTTTTAATCTTTGTCCTGGTATTCATCAGTTAATTTTACGCACTACTATGGTTTCATAACCAAAAGTAGCTTAACGGGTAGGGTACTAACCTTCCGGCGGAACATCCCTTTGCAAAAATGTTCAAAAGATGAATACAAGGATGGTGGAAACTACCACCATAGCATACCAGCAGCCATCCAAGATTAAAGATGACTGTTCACTCTAACCACCAGTTGGTAGGAAAGAGCAAGGTGCGCTGTATGCCAATTACACACGAATGACTAATCATCCGCGGGAAATTGGGTCGGAGACTTTAGGTCTCC